TTGAGTTTCAGCTTGTATATTTTGCATTGCAGTTTGAGCTGCCATCTGTTGTGACTGCATCTGAATCTGACCTTGCATTTGTTGCTTGGCTTGCTCGTTCTTTTGGATCTGCTCTTCTTTTTTCTTTCTCTTAAGTTTAAGTAATTGATTAGCTAACTTAAGGTTTCTCATTTCTCTAATATCAATAGCGTCCTCTAAGTAAATAGAGTCTCTAGATAAAGCAAGATTTATGTTCTGTTCTAACTGAGCCTTTTCTTCTTCATCCGGAGATACTTCGATAAATATACCGAAATCGTAAAGATATAGGTCCTTGATTTCATCCAATATACCTACATTGTACTTACCGATCTGATTTATAAACTCCTCTTTAAAGTCAGAGTATTCTAGTATATCTGCAACTCTGTAAGAAATAGCTTCTGCTAATGACTTGGTTATAAATAAACTAGACTCAAGAATGTGTCTTGTAGCTGTATTTGAATTAAGAGCAGCTAGTTTCTGAACACCAACTAAAGAGTTAGGATCTGGATTAGATCCGTCTCTAGCTTCGTTTAGCCCTGTAACATCTCTAATCATACTTAAGTAGTGGTTGTAACTTCCAACTAAACTTTGTATTTTAGACTGACCACTATTTGAGTTAAGTTCTTGAATAGGAACTCTAGCGTTATTGAATTCACCATCTCCTGTGTAGCTTCTACCAATGACACTACCTGTTTGGAAGTATAATCTAAGTGCGTCTTCAGGATTGTATGCTGCTCCGTTACCAAGATCAACTTCGTTCAATCCATCGGCATCAATAAACACACCATCAGGAACTACTTTAGATATTACTTGTTGTAGCTTTAAGTGAGTCATTTGTATTAAGTCTGCAAATGGAATCATTCTCTTAACAAGAGATTCGATGTTTCCTTTATACATTCTTGGAGCCACTGCTACGTAGTTAGGTATTGCGTGTTGAGAAGCTGACTTAGGTCTTACCATGTTTTTGGATAACTCCCATTTCAACATGATGTTAGTACCCATCACCATTACACCGTCATACCAAACGTCGATAGTCTTTTCAATCTTTTCAAAACGACCTTCATCCATCATCTCCTGTGGTGGATTAAACGTGTCGTCTTTTTCTATTATCTTATAACTTCCGTCTTCAAGGTTCTTTTTCTTGTAGACGATTTTCTTTGTAGTCTTGTAATTTACATATAATAACGTAGCTGTATCGTTACTGAACAAGCTGTTATTATAAAACTGAGCTGAGTTGTAATAGTCGTACCATGACTGACTGTATTTTGAAATTTCTTTCAAGTCATCATTAGTAAGTGTAGGATCAATCTTAACTAGCTCTGTTATAGGCACAGTCTTTATTTCTCCCCAATAGAAACAATCTCTAAAGTAAGGATCCTCGGTATAACTGTACACAACATTTGCAGGGTCAACATACTCTACTCTAACTCCGTCACCAGGAAGGAACATGTGCTTAGCCATCCCTATCCCTAAGGTAGCTATATCGTAGTCAACTCTCTTTCTGGTTTCGTTATATCTGTTTTCTTCAAGTACTGTATTAATAGCCTCCTCTTCGGCTATCTCTATTGCAGGCTTATAGTTAAGCTGCATATATAATGATAGTTCCTCATCGTTCTCTGGAAGTTCATCCGGATTAGTATCAAAAGCGTCAACACCAAACTGGTCTTTAACTTGAAGTAAAAGATCCTTAGACACCATATCTGCTTGTATCATATCTTGATACTTAGATCTTCTGTCTGCTGACATTGCATCCTGAGCGTATGCCTTAGGTTTAAATAACCTATTATTCATACCGTTAACAACGATATCAACAAACTTTGGTATAATAGGTACCGGGGTAAAGTCAAGGTTAGTATGAGATAAGTCACCGTCAACAGCTATCTGATCCTTATACTTTCCTATAGACTGTTCTCCCCTTGCGTATAATCTTAATTTATGGAAGTTTCCCCACTGATCATAGAATCTTGAGTTATTACCGTCCTTGCGGAACCATTCGTATTGAATTGCGCTTGAGATTTGCAGTCCGTATTCTAAACTTTCTTTTTCTTTATCAGATGCGAATTGATTAGGAAAAGCAGTCGCAGGAATATTTATTTTTACTTCTTTCATTTATATTATATATGTTTCCAAGTATTTCTTTTTAATATGGAATATACGTTACTTTTAGATATATTATACATTTTAGCTAACTTTACATGACTATATTTTTTAGTTAAGTATATTTCCCTTATCTTTAAAACATCCTGTTCAGTTAATTTAGAAGTTACATTTTCAGAACCTCTTTTAGCTGATTTTATTTTCTTTTGTCTGGTTTCTTCTGATATCTTTTTTCCGTACATGTGATTCTTTTCACCCATGACAGCCTCGGACATTTTTTTTCTAGATTCTAAACTATGAACTCTTCCTTTATGAAACTCAGATACTTTTCTTCTTTGTTCCTCAGATATTATCTTACCTTTGTTAGGAATACTCATTTTTAATTTAGCTTCATATGAATGAACTAAACCTAAACATCCATCACCTCCATTTGTTAGATTACATAAAGTACCTAACCCTAAATCGCTTCTTCCGTGTAAAGCAATAAATTCAATTTCTTTTTCTTTTATGAAATCGTAATCATCGTGCTCGAATAATATTTCAACTTCATAATCTGTCTTATTTACTATTTTATTCCAATGATCATTCCTACTCTTCTTAGAGTTAGCTCTATAGTAAGAACTGTCTATTCCTATACCAATATAAAACGGAACGTTTTTATCTAATCTAATATGTCTGTATAAGTACGCCATTATCTAATAAGTTCACTTCTAGTTCCTGAGTTATTATACTTTGCAAAATTAACACTTATTTTCGACTCTTTCTTTGCCGCTAAATATATGTTCTTCTGATTAGCCATAATAGCTAACCCTGAACTAATTGCAGCGTCAAATTTCGTTCTATTATTTATATCGAATTTAGCCCATTCCTCTATCGTTCTTGTGAAGTACATATCACCCATTTCATCTGAGTCTCTATACGTACCTTCGGTATCAATTCCTACATACTTTTCTATATACGATTGAATAGCAGCGGCATGAGATTGCTTAACATCTTCAGATGAGTTAGGTATTCCTCCTAGCTCTCTTTCTGTTTTAGAAAGATTAGTGAAATGTTTATCTGGCCTGTTCATTGAAAACCCTCTGTATCCTCTGTTCTTGAAGTGATACAATAGCCTTGGCTTATTATTCTCTACAAGGATTGGCATGCCATAAAATACACACGCCATTAGCACCTCTTCAAAAAATATCTCTGCTGTCTGTGGACGAGCTATATACTCAAGAAAAAAATGATTACTAGGAGCGTTATCCATGTTAAATTTCGTAAGTCCATGTAGGGATCCATTCGATCCACCTCCTCCGACCGTTCCGGATATGTCATAAGGGTCACAGCCAAAAGCGCCAATATGCTCATTTGCAGGATATTTGTTTCCATTCTTATAAATTATTTGATTCTGCATTGCTGAGTTAGGGATCCACGATACTAAGAATCTTCCTCTTGGATCTGGAGTCCATACCACCTGAGTATCCTTTTCTCCGTTCTTCCAGTGAAACGATCCTCTAGTTAGTATTTGATCTCTAATTAAAGAGTCGTTATAGTCTATCTGTTGATAGATCTTTGTAAGGTTGAACAATGAAGCCTTACTTTCATCTCTAAATGCGTGAGACTCTGTTCTTGAGAACTGTCTGTAAAACTCGTTAAGAGCGTCAGCGTCATTCTTTAAAGACGCAACCTCGTTCTCCCAGTAATCAATAGCCCCGTTAGTTATAGGTCTTCCATCAATCCCTGTTATAGGAGTTTCCGGTTTTCTAAATACAGGCATACCGTATCTGTCAATATAGCCCTCGAAGTTCCATTCCATTGGAATGTATAGGGAGTACATACCTGACTTGGTCTGTCCGTTCTCGTTACGAGTCTTTATGTTTGAATCCTCGTATAGTTTTTTAAAGTTAGCACCACCCTTAGCAAGTGCGTTAGGAGTAGATCCCATCATACACTTACCGATAATTCTACTACCTAAACGAAGACAGGTCTTTCTAACTCGCCATCCGTTCAATATATTATTAGGAGCCTCCAACTTACCTGATTCATCCTCAACTAAGTATATAAGCTTTTCCCCATCATAGCTGTTGTCTGCTGTGTTCTTCCAGTCAATAGACGTATCTAATCCTTCAAGCTCTGTTTCAGAATCATCATACATATTCTTCT